CTCCCCCATCATGCACCAGCCTTCTTGAGTGCGGCGAGCAGCAGCTTGATTTCGGCTGTTGGGTATTTAGCCATGCCAATCCCAAGGCTGTCAGCCCTAGCCGTAACGTCCGCGATGAAGTCGCGGGCAGCGAGCATTTCCGGCGTCACCTCCCTGGCATCATTATGCTCTGGAGCAGGGTGGAGGTAGAGTTCGGAAGCAATATCTAGGTCTATCGGGCCGAACGCCTTGATGAAGGCGCGGACTGAAATGCCTATCCCGGTAGCGTTCTGCGACGTGGCGGCGGCGATGGCGTTGAAGGTCCGCGTGTACTGAAACAAGCGCCTTGCTGCCGGGCCCGCCAAATCCTCAACCGGGCCTTCGGGCACAGCCCCCGTTGGTGGGGTTTCGACCATATTCCCGGCGTCGGCAAAATGGTCAGCTTGTGGTGACGTGAGGGCGGGGGCAGGCTTGAACAGGCGAGCAATCTTGTAACTGGCGGGGCCAACGCCGACGATTTCGCCTTCATCGACCGTCAGCTTTTCGGCCAGTATGGACTGGATGCGATGCGCTACATTCAGAACCTGTCCGCCGGTTACATCTTCCGGTCCAGCTTGTGGGGACGTGAGGGCGGGGATGGCCTTGATCCGCTCAGCGCACCCAGAGCAATAGTTCGACCCAACGCCGCCAGCTTCCAGCCGGTACGCCGGCTGCCCACCACAGGCGTCAGTTGCACAGACCCCCAACCGAGCATCGCCGCTCAGCGCAAACCAGTTGCCATTCACCGTCTCCCCCGCAGTATTGGCGATGGAGCGGCGGTCCCGCAGCTCGGTAAGGGCATTGAAAATGGCAATCCCGCGAGCCGAGGACTGGCGCCAAAATTCCAGCCGCAGTGCCTCCAGCCGTTCGTCGCTCACTTCCTCAACGCTATCTGTCATGGTCTGCCCTCGGCTTTGGAAATGGCGTCGTGGAGTTCAGCAATGCCGTCGAACACCGGGACAGCGTTCGACGGCGCGCCTTCAATTCGCGCTTCTAGGTGAGCCAGTACCTTTTGGGCCGCCTCCAGCAGATCAGGAGCGGCGGCGATGAGGCGGGCGTTGGCTTCTTTGTCCCGCCAGTTGACCGTGCCTATCCAGCCTGTTCTGCTAGACTTGGGGTCGCCCCATCGGATTGTGCCCTTGCCGGCCACCCACCAAGGCCCCGGCGTATGCCTTCCGGCCTCAACGCTATCTGTCTTGTCGGTGACGGGGGTCATGGTCATGCCGCCTTCCTGTGCTCGATCTTGCGGCCGAGGCCGCTGTCCTTGGCCATTTGTGACCGGCGCTCGGAATAGTCTGGAGCCACCATCGGGTAATCAGCAGGCAGGCCCCACTTCGCGCGGTACTCGTACGGCGTCATGCCGAACGAAGTGCGCAGGTGGCGCTTCAAGCTCTTGAACTTCCTCCCGTCCTCCAGGCAGATCAGATAGCCCGGCGTGATAGACTTCCGCACCGGCACGGCGGGCACCAGTTCAACGGGAGCGGCGACTGGCGCTCCAACAGTGGTCAGCCTGTCATAGATCGACTGGATGATTTCGGGGATCGCCTGCGACGGGACCTGGTTGTTGCTGAGGTAGCTGGAGGCGATCTGGGCGGTGAGTTCAATGACGGTCATGTTCATGCGTCGGTCCTCTCGGATTTGCGCAGGGTGTTCCTGCTCTGGATTTTGCGATCTGGATTGTGTGGAATGCGGGCGCGCTCGCCGGCAGGCTTGCGCGGCTTTACAGGGCGCTCGCTGGACAAGCGTTCGGGGTCGCGGGGCGCGACGATCAGGCCAAGGACTATCCGGCGCACGTAGCTCTCGCAGACGGCCTGCAACACGCATTCGAGCAGTTCGTCTGTGCTGATCAACGGGCGGGTGCCGTGTCCAACGTCATAATAGCGGTGACAATCGGAGCATCCATCGAAACCCAGCACGTCATGCGCCTTGATGCCAGCGCCCTTGCCGTAGGCGGACCCGTTCAGGTGGCACCAGACAGTGGTTTCCGAATTGCCGTTGCAGATGCCGGGGAAGCGGGCAGAGCAGGGCGCGCCATTGGCCGCGCGGATGATCTTCTGAGAGCGGATCATGCTGCCATCCTCCGGCGCCCTGCCATCACGGTCAGGTAGATTGGCAGCGGATCGTAGCCACACCATTCGGCAAGCTTGATCTGCGCAGCCTCGAAATAGGCGTTGAACTTGGCCTGTGGCATTTCCTCGAATGACTTGCTCTCCGGCAGTCCGTAGACCATCCCGTTGGCAAGCTTGATCTGGCGCACATATCCGGTTTCCAGTTGCAGCGCGTCCGACAGCTGATCCGCATGCGGCCATTGGCTCGAAAGCCACTCCGGGCCGTTGGTGATGACCCAGCCAAGCAATCCCCAATAGGTCGCGTTCTGACGAACCGAGCGGGCGCGCGTGATCTTGACGTTGAGGTCAATGCCCTGGGGGAACTGGTCGAGCATGTCGGCCCAGATCGGGCTTGTGCATTCGAGCCTGTCGCCTCGGCGCTGCATCTGGATTGTGGCGGTCATCCTGCCAGCACTCCCCAAAACCAAGCCGCCTTCGTGCGGTAGAGGGCTTCCAGAGCCTTGGCATCCTCATCCGCCATGCCGGCGTAGTTATCGCTGGACATGAACAGGTCGTGCCAAGCCATCAACTGCGCCTCGGTCTTGACCAGAGCGAGTGCGCTATCAGCGGCTTCCAGATGCTTCTTGCTGTCGGTCATCGAATAAATCCACCGGGTTACGTTGCCTTGGCCCGGTGGTCCCTGGGGTGGAATTACGCAGCGTCCTCCAGCCGGGAATCCGGCAGGCCAACGCGAATGGCAAAGTCGTGGAATTCATCAGCCAGGCGCGCGCAATCGGCGCCAAGCTCAGGGTATCGGCGGGCTTCAAGGATTTGCGGTGCTTTGACCTCATAGGTCTTTTCGCCCGCTTCCTTGACTTCCCAGACGTTCCAGCGGAACACATCAGCCTCGAAAATATCGAGGTAGAACCGCCACTGGCACCCGGCGAGGTATCGCTCCAGATCGACGCGGGAAGTGGTCTTGTGGTCGATGACCACCTTGCCATCGAGGCAGTCGACCTTCCCGGTAACTTCCAGCCGGCCGTAATCCTTGAAGCCCCGAAGCTCGCGAATGGCCGGTAGGGCAATTTCAGCATCTGGCAACAAGAACGTGTAGCCGTTGGCCGCAAATCGGTCGTGCTCACCGTCCGCCGCCGTCTCGATCGCAGCATGAAAGGCTGTGCCAGCCATCATGGCTTCGCTAGGCTCGTCCGTGGTGATCCGGCGCACCAGATCATCCAGGGTCGGTTCCTCGTCGCCATCTAACAGCGGCTTCCAGTTCTGCCACTGCCGATAGGCTTCAATGTTGGAGACGCGGGCCAGCATGGCTATGCCGCCTTCTGCTTGGCTTCGCGGTAGAGCATCGCCGTCTTGTCGAATTCGAGCCCGAGCAGGTTAGCCCGGTCGCGGACCATGATCTTGCATGCCTGCCCGGCGCGGCTGGCGCGGCCCAGGAGCCCGTTAAGGTGCTCGGCAGTGGTGACGCCGGGGAGAGTTTCCCGGAACCACTCCTGCTCCGCCATTGCGGCCTTCTGGTCTTCTGACAGCGCGTTGAGCCGATCCTTGGTCGTCTGGATCACCCCCGCAAGGAACGAAGTGAATTCCGGGCTCTCAAAATGAGGCACTTCCAGCGGTTCGAGTTGGCCGGGGTTCTTGCCGAATGCCGCGTCGGTGGGGGAGAAGCGAAGCCACCGCTGGCCGTTGACGATGACCAATCGGCCCATTGCATCGGCGGATTTGTAGATTTCGCCCTTGGACCCGCCCTGAACGTCCAGACGTTCCACAACGTCATCGCCGTTGCGCTGCTCGTCCATATGGGCGATCAACACCACGTCCTTGCCGAAGCTGTTCAGCATTTTGAGGAACGAGCCGAACCGCGACTTGAGTTCGCCGTAGCCCTGCAGGGTCAAAGCCCCACCACGGCCATGCTTGGGGTTGGCGCGGATGATATCGGCTGTTAGCGTGTCGAGCGCCCGGCCGGCGGTGTCCACGATTACCGTCTTGAACGGTGCCAGGTCGTCTCCAGTCATGCCGGCAACGTCGCCCCATTCCGAGACGCGAACCACGTCCTTGCGGTTGGCAGCGCGGTGGGAGCCCTGGTCGAAGTCGAGCAAGAGCGGGTCGGCGGCGGTGAACGCAAGCGAGGTCTTGGCGATACCTGGCGGGCCATAGATGACCATGTTCAGACGATCGACGGTAATCGGGTCAGCGGCGCGCGTGATTTTCAGTGGCATCGTTCTTGTCCTTCTGAGCCTTGAGTGTCTGTTGATCGTGAGCCTGTAGGGGCTTGGTGGCGTTGATGAAGCGGTCGCCGGGGAGGATGAACTGGGGGCGGCCGCTGCCGATCTGGGTGGTGGATTTCATGCGTCGTCGTCGGCTATTGCCGCCCAATAATCGCAGTCGCAGGAACGCCACATAGGGCACCCGCAGTCGCGGATTTCCGGGTCTTCGATCACGTCATAGACGGGCTGGGGATGCTCGCGCTCGTACTGCAGGGCGCACCGCTCGCAGCCGCACATGTCGGAATGCTGTTCGTACCGCTTGCCCATCACATCACCCCCAACAGAACGGAAGGCGGCAGGATCAAAAACCCTCCACCGAAGTAGAGAAAGCAGGCCAAGCCAACGGCCTTGACGACGAAGCATCCAGCCACAAAGGCGGCGTCACGAGCCTGGGTCATGGCTTGGACCTTTCGGCCAGCATGGCGTCGGCAATGACGTATGCGTTGGCCGCTGCTTCGTCCGGACCATCAAACAGCTTGTGGTTAGACGGATCGGCGCAAAGGCCCATGATCGCCTGCCCAGCGAACCAGTCGCGCAGTGACATGCCTTGCGGCCCGTGAGGGTCATTGTTGGGAAACGCAGGTTCAATACCGCCAAACTTCTCGCTCATACCGCTTCCCCTGTAGGCTGGGAGGGGGCTTCGAGAACACGCCGCCAAGCGCCGCCCTCCAGTGACGCAGCGCCTCCCGGCAGATCATCCCAGCCGATAGACCAGCCCATCGCCCACGAGTTGAAGCGGGCAATAGCCGGCCTGCCATCGAACATTGTCAGGTGGGCGACGATGGAATGCTTGCCATGAAAGGCAGCACGCTCGATCGACTTGAACATGAGGGGCGATCCCTCTGGCAAAGACGCGGTCAGGGTTTCGACTGCAATTTCGCGGGCGCTCGTCATTCTGCCGCTACTCCCATCTGGTGTTCCGAACCCTCACGAACGAGGGGAGTGGAGGAAGCCGCGACAAGTGCGCAGATGAAGGCCGAAACCGTCGCCTGTGAAATCGGGATGGCTTGTGCCTCGGCGCGGAACTGGCGCACGGCGTCAAGCAGGTTGACGGGAGGGTCCAGCCGCTCGTCGTGTTCCTCCTGGCAGAACTCGATGAAGTCAGCGATTGCCGCTTCCGGGGTCGCGCCATAGCCGTAGCTGCCAGCTTCTTCCTCGCCCTCGTAGAAGGCGCACCAGTCGTTGATGCGGGTCGGAAGCGGGGAATGTGTGGAGTGGGTCACGATCTTGCGCATTACGAACGGCCCTCAATGGCGTTGTGGAGATTTGCGATTGCGACGTTTCCGTTGCCGTCGAAACCTGCTGGGCTTGCCTGCAAGTCCTCGAAATCCGGCATAACCGCGCAGTACATCGCGTAGCCGCGCTCAGTTAGGCCGTCTTGGAAAACGATAGGCTCACCCTTCTTGGGGCCGCCGTGTTCGGGGCAGCATGGGCCTGCGCAATACGGAGCAGAGCCGTTGTGCCACCCTCGGCCATCCCTCAAAACTTCGCGGGGGAGTTGGGGCCCAAAGGCCTCATTGCCGCAGAAGCCAGCAGGAGAGCCCATCATCCACATTGGGACGCCGCACTTACCGCCAGCCCAAGCTAATGGTTTCCGATCCATCACGCGGCCTCGCTCTGCTTGGCCGCCGCCATTGCGACCAGTTCCTTGACGCTGTAGGTTTTGATGCTGTCGTATTCCCGCACCTTGATTTCAGCGCTGACCTTGCGGGTGATGCGCTCGAACTCAGTCCATTGAGCCGCACGGTTCGGGCCAACGCCGACGCCGGGAACGTAGCTGTCGAGCGCCTGAACGCAGCGAGAGCGGAGAGGCATGTACTCGGCATAGGTCGCGCAGGCTTCAAACTCGGCCAGCAGCGCGTCGATCTCACGGTCTAGGGTGGGAATGTTCATGGGTCAGGCTCCGACTAGATGCGTTCGCGAGCAGCGATTTGAACTTCGGCCTTGCGGTCGAGTTGTTCGCGCTTGTCAGCATGTTCAAATTCGTCAAAGGTCTTGAGGACGAGCGCGGCATACTGCTTGCGCTCCCGGTCCTTGCGGGCGGAAGAGAGGCTGGTGACGGTCACGCCGCCACCAGTTCAAGAGCATGACCCTTGCCGTGGTTCTTGCCGCCGCAGGAGCATTCGCACTTCATGACCAAGCCCGTCGCGTTGAGGCAGCGAGCGTCACAGACATGCTTGGATGGGTTCTTCTTGAACTCGATCATGCGAGTTGCAGTCAGAAGCTCGCCGTTTGAGGCGCGGCCGGAGAAGCTGGACGCCTTTTTGTCCGACTTGCCGTTGTAACGAATGCTGGCAAGCTCGAACGTCTCGCCGTTGATGTCTGCGAAGTATTTGAAGTTTGCCATCATCGTCTCCATCAATCACCAGAGCGGGAGAACCGTTCGGTGTGATTTGAGCGTACGAAAATCATACAGAACCGTCAAGAGGGTTTGTAGGAAAATCGTACATCGATGGTGAGGGGAGGGAATCGCGCGCAACAAAAAGCCCGCCGGTGAGGGCGGGCTCTACAGCTTCTGTAGTATGGCTATGGCGCCCGGCGCGGGAGCCGTATCAGCTCTTTGGTCGGAAACGTCCCGTCACGAAGACGCTTATTACGCCCAGAGCGGCAGCAGAAAGAAGAAGGGCGGCCATGGCAATATTGCCTATAAAGCCAAACAATGAAGCTAGGCCGACGAGGACTATTAGGGCAGCGAAGCCCAGCCATAGTCCAAGCTTCTGGTCGTAGACCTCGCCACGGATTATTAGGCCCTCCATCTCCGCGTTGTGGGATTGCGCCCTTTCAGCCATCACCAGTATGCGTTCGGCGGCGCCAGGCAGGATTTCATCATACTCCCGCAGATGCCTCGGGTGAGGCATTGGGCCAGAGAACCGCTCTGACACCAGCATGGAATACACCCGGCCCACAATCTCGCCCCGCTGTTGCTGCGGGACGAGAGGGCCAATCTGCTGGTCTAGTGCCTCTTTGAGGCCGTTGGGATTACTCTGCGGCGTGCTTATGTCGCCGGTTGTGGCCGGCGGCCGAGCTGGTTTTCTTGCCAATGCGTTCCCCCTCGATGGCAATCGCGCCGTCTAGGTAACGGCCGACTTCCTTCCAAGCATTTTCAACACTGGCGTCGAACCTGGGATCCCGCTGAACACGATAAGGGTTCACGAGAAGGCCCGGAGCAGCAAGGCCGCGACCAAACCCCCTGAGGAGCGATCTGGATATCAACATTGTCGTATCCTTTCCTTGTTGCTGATGCCGACATATATAGCCGGACATTGTGTCCGTTCAACGCACAATCTTGAGAATTCGTTTCGAATGGATTACGCGCGCGATTCCGTTGATGGAACGTTAACCATCACGCATTCCCCTCTGGCGGCACGGCTGCGAACTTCAATACGGCCAACACTGCATCAGCCTGCGGTAGATAGCTCTCCCACATTGGCCGGCCTTCAAACTTAATATCCTCTGGATGCCCGTCGAACCGGCATAGCGCCCGAGCTGCAAGCTCTCTTGGTTCTTTGAGCTTGCGGGGAGGGGTCATCAAAATCGCGGCTTCATGTCGATGACCTTAGCCGCCCACATAAGGGTCACGTTTTCCTCAATGTGCCCCGTGCCAGAAATCAGATTAAACCCGTGGGTCCCTCGGCGCACCCACTTGATCAGAACGCGGTCGTCCGCCGTCCCGACCACGCAAAGGTGGCCGATCCACTCTTCATGGAATGGGTCTTTACGGTTGGCATAGAACGCGCGCCAGCCGTCGAAGTTCGGACCCAAGCTGTCGCCCATGATGTTGACGGCAACCGTGCCCATCGGCGCATCGTTCGGCCCGTCTACCATTTCAGGGTCTCCCGGCCATTCGGTCTCAACGATCTGCCCGCCGGCACCCACGTCGCCCAGGAGAGGGAATTGTCGAGCTGGCGGCGGCAGTTCGAGATACTCCGCCATTTTCGGGATTTCCGATACCTTTACCTGGCGGGTGCCTTTCAGAAGGCTGGATATCTGCGGGTGCGCTATACCAAGATGTTCGGCCAAGCCGCTTTGGGTCTTGCCGTTCTTCAGCCCTTTGCGGACCCAATCGATATAGCGCTGTGTTTCTTGGTCGGCCATCGTTCGAATTTCGAACAGGCCGGCACTTTGCGCCATTAGCATTATCGTACATGACCCCTTGCGGGCTTTGTATGAATATCGTACATTACCGAAATGCGATGCGAACCAGCTAATACAATCATCCTGAAATTTGGCGGGCTTAGCGCCCTTGCTGACGTGGCGGCTGTAAAGCCCCACACAGTCATGCGATGGCGGATGCCTAAGGAGCGTGGCGGCACTGGCGGGGTTATCCCCCACTGGCATGTCGAGGCGATCCTCGAAGCCGCCAAGGCCCGCAAGATCAAGCTTTCCCAAGCCGACTTTATGCCTTCGTTCGCGAGGGCATCATGAGCGACCGCTACGTAGGCGCTATGGCCGGGCTCGTGTGGGGTGCCGGTTTCTTCGGTGGAGCCTTGTTCACTCACCTAGATGGCTTCCCGGCGCTGGCCGTGTGGGCGGGTAGCACCGCTCTCGCAATAGGCATCGCCATCAGCCTCATCGTGCTGTCGGATCGCGCCCCATGACCCCCGCTGGCCTTTACACCACGGCGGCCGCCATTCGCGCTCAAGGCGCAGAGGCTGGTTACGTCAGCGCGTCCAAGAAGCCCCGCTACCACCTCCGGGCAGGGCTGGAATACCTGCATTGGTCCGCATCGAAGCTGACCGACAAACGCAGTGATGCTTGGACCGGCACTGTGGAGCAGGCGAGGGCTTGCAGGCGCACGTTCAACGCCGCTGCCGGGTGCAAGATCAGGGCTATTTCCCCGCTGCCAGCTCATGTGGAGGAAGTCCAATGAGCAAAGAACAGGGAAGGTCGGCACAGGCCCCGATTGGAAACCTCTATGACCTGGGGAACCTTTGGTTCGACTTGGATATGGAAACTGGCAGCCTCTATTGGCGCGACCCAGGCGCTGACCAGTTCGAGACGACGAAGGGATACCGCATATTCCTGACCAAGTGCCTCGGCAGGCGCGCAGGGTATCGCAATAGTCTCGGCTATCTGGCTGTCTCTGTGCTTGGTCGGTCGCTTCTCTGTCATCGCATTGTCTGGGCGATGGTCAACGGTCGCGATCCAGTCGGGGATGTAGATCACCGCGACCTTTGCCGGTCCAACAACACTCCTGGAAATCTTCGCGAAGCCACCCGCAGCCAGAACTGCATGAACAAGCGCCGCCGATCTGACAATCACTCCGGGATCAAGGGTGTTCATTGGCACAAAGCTTCCGGGAAATGGGCAGCTTCCATCGGGGCGAAGAATGTCGGCATTCGCCACCTTGGCACCTTCGCGAGCAAGGAAGCTGCGGCAGAAGCGTACAGGGCCGCAGCCATCGATCTGCACGGCGACTTCGCGCAAGGCATTGCAGCATGAACAATGTGAACGCCGCTCACAATAATAAATTTGGTGAGGAATAAATGGCCGTCGAGGACAGTGTAGGCAAGGACCAGTTGCTCGCGTTCATCGAGCGCATCGAGCGCCTGATTGACGAAAAGAACGACATCGCCGCCGACATCAAAGAGGTGAAGGACGAAGCGCGCGGCAACGGCTTTGATGTCGCGATCATCAACAAGATCATCAAAATCCGCGCGATGGATCAGAACGAACGCATGGAGCAAGAGGCCATCCTTGAACTCTACATGGGCGCCCTCGGCATGATTTCCGCGCCGCGGGAGGCTGCTGAATGATCTCGTGGTCCGATTTTGCCGATCGATATGGGTTGACGAAAACACAGTCCAAGATCGTTGCCGCGCTGGCCGATGGCCAGATTCGCAGTCGCGATGAGCTGATGGCCGCTGCAATTGGCCGGAAGTATTCATGCGATCGCCTGATCTCTGTTCACGTCAGCCGGGCAAACGCGCGGCTCAAGGTGCACGGGGCTGAGATCGAATTTGTTCGGGGCTCGGGCTACCGCTTCATTCCGGAGACGGCAGCATGACCCGCGCCCGCTCCACCACCATAGCCGTCCCCCGGATTGTGACGATCGTTGAGCTGGCAGTTCTGGCGCACCTGATCCTTGCAGCCGTCCTCTACCTGTCCGGCCTTGGAGCTTTGACCCTTGGTGAACTGATCCTGCGCTCTGTGGGGGTGGCAGTATGATCCTCATGCGGAAGTCCTACCTGGCCCTGCTCATTGCCCTTGTTTTCACCGCTGGCTGGTTCTTCGGATCGGGGCCGTTCTGATGCAAGCGCTCTTGCGTACCACCCATATCGAGACGGCAGCACCCGCCCAAAGGGCAGGCCGGGCTTCCACTCGCTCATGTCGTCAGCACCAGACGAAGCCGCACGTTGCTCTTGCGGCTTGGCCTGTTGCTGCCCCCTTGGAGCAGTATCAGGACTGGTCTGACCTTCTGGTCAGGGCTGGGTTCTTGAGCATTGATGCCGAACCACTCCAAAGCACTTGCCGGGGCCTTCGCGGCTCCGGCCTTTCCCATTCCAGATCGGCTCGCGTCCTCCCCCTGCGCTTGAGCCGTAGCGGGTGTGTCTTTCCTCCGGGGCAGACCTGCACCCATTCCCTGCGTGTCGCCGGTTCCAGCCGATCCCACGCTCATTCCCTGCGCAACAAGCCATGCTTCCAACACCGTGCTTATGCGCTGCATTTCCAAGCCGTCCTTTCGTCAAAGTCTCGTTTCCGTCCACAGCAATATGGTCGGAGACTTCAGGCATGGCGTTACCCAATTCAGATAATCCGGTGCCCCAGATGAGTGTGGACACGGCAACAGTTTACGTTCAGCGCATGGTCAAGCGCGAGAAGGCTTCAGCAGGAAATGTGGAGCGGGCCATCGCTACACTTTCCAGGCGCTACAAGATCGGCGCTTGGCAGCTGACCCATCTTTTCAAGGGCAAAGCCAAGACCCTCGATACTGCGAAATTCGCCAAGTTGCGCGCGGCGTATTTCGATCACTGCGCGGCCCAGGTCGCAGCGCTCCAGCATGAAATGACGGTCGAAAGGGCAGTGACCGGCGATGATTATTTTGACGATCTGGAGGCTGAAGCTGCTGCTTTGGCGGAAAAAATTGCGGCGAAAAGAGCGGCGCTCCACCAAGGAGGGCAAGTGAGATGAACTCGCTCTACGTATTCGGGGAAACTTGGGACGGTCCGGTCAAGGTAGGCGTGGCGTCCGATGTCGCTGCTCGACTGGAGGTGTTCCGTTTCAAGCTCCCGTTCAAGCCAATGCTGCTCCTAAGCCGCCCTCATGACGACGCCTATGCGCTTGAAGCGCACGTACACCGCGCCTTGGCCGAACACCGACTAAACGGCGAGTGGTTCGATGGTTCGGCATTCGGTCAAGACGGCGTTCTGAGCGCTATCAACTCGTTCACCGGGCGCACCAAGCTCAGGAACGGCCCTGATGAATACAGCCTCCAAGTGGGGGCCTGGGTTCGCGCAATTGTTGAGGATGTCCAACGGCGCACAGGCTGCACCACCGAAGGGGCGTTGCCGATTGTCGAGGCCGAAACTGGCATCCGCAGAACATTCCTCTGGAGCCAGATGTATCGCCCGGCCGTGAGAGTTTTTGCCGCCGACTATTTCGCGGCCAAGGCTGCGTTTGACAGCCTGCCGAATGAACCGACTGAACAGGGAGATACCAATGACCGCTCGGAAGCCAATCGTTGTGACTGAACCTGCACTGCCCGCCGACGAGGCATTTGGCAATGTCGTAACAGCCCGTCGCGATACCGCCGTGGTGGAGATGCAGGCACTGCAATCCAACCTCGCCGCGCGCAATGGCCAGTACGAACGCGACCTTGCCCGCCTTGAGGCCGAGTGGCTAAAGGACGCCTCCAGCCTGTCAGAGCAGATCGGGCGGCAGGGCAACATCATCAATGCTGCCGATGCCTGTCTCAAGGCGCTGACGACCGGCAATGTCGTGCCGCTCAAAGCCGCCGCCGAGGCAGCATAGCCATGGGCAATCTCCACTCCACCCTCGAAAGCATCATTCATCCCAAGCACCGCAAGGGCGCGACCGAAGAACACATCTTCGCGGACAACCAGCGGGCCAAGACGACTGCGAAGCTCATGGCTGAACTGGCGCCATCCCACGCATCTCTAGCTCGTCGCGCAGTACTCATGCAGGGAGGAGGTGACAATGGTCAGCGCTGAAACGAGCGAACCTAAAACGCTTTTGGCGGGGTTGCCCGGTTACCCGTTCTATCCCTGCAAAATATGCCAGCGCGAAGGCTACAGCGGCAAAAACAATGATGGCTGCGACCACACTGTCTTTGAGCGGGCAAGGGCGATCCACCCCACTCTGGCTGACGGGCGGGTACGGCAATGAGCCACGGACGCAAGGCACCCGATGGCGTTCCTCAGTCAATTTGGGACGCCGCAATCGAAGAATGGCTGAACGACAGCTCGACCATCGATAGCAGCAGGATCAATCGCATCGCCATGAGGATGATGCGCGAGGCCGAATTGGCGCCGGACGTACTTAAGCGATGGTGGCCAGATGCAACGGAGACAGTAGCAGAATGAGCGACCTCCTTGAATGGCGTAAACACGACAGTCATAGCGAAATCTGCCCCACCGAGTTCGGCCCTTACATGGTCGAAGATACCGGCAGCGAGGTTTGGGCGTGGCTACCTGACCAACAGCAACAGGCGCGGCGCCGCGTCAACTCAGGTTCGGTGAAGGGCGCAAAAGACCTGTGCCAAGAGGACGTGGACACCCGAAGATCATTGAGGGATTGCGCGCCTTACCTTACTAAGGGCGAGACGCCTGCGCAACGCATCGAACGCGAGTTCAACGACAGTCAATTCCTGCTGGGCAAACTTGCTTCCTCCCAAGCCCAAATAGAGCGGCTGAAAGAGGCGCTGACGCCAAGCGCAGACACCAAGGCCGCTTACATCGGTGAGTTCTCCATGGGCGTCGTTCTGCGCGCCGGCGGGGAAGAAGAACACCGTCGCATTGATATTCCGTGGACCACCATCAAGGAAATCATGGCAGCAATCCTCGCTAAAGCGGGGACCACATGACCTCAACCATTTCCTTCGGGCTTGGTCGTCTCCAGCCAAACCTCATCACGGATGCCTACCAGCTTGCGCAGCGTCTCAATGTCGAGAGCGGCTTTGCGCAGAAGAACCTGCAACTCGCTGCGGCTCATATCGTCAATGCGATCCGCAGCCTCGAAAAGCTGGTCGATGATGTCTTTGCCCATGTGGCTCACCTCCGCAATCGGAGCGTATCAGCATGACATCCCCACATACAGCAGGAAGAACGGAGAGCCCGCGCGGGTTCTCACGATCTGCGACGAAGTTCATGGCTCAGGCCTTGCAGCGCAAGGGCCGCACCCTCTCCGAGATAGCTGAGGAGCTGGATTGCCGCCGCGAAACCATCGTCCAGATGCTCTATTCGGAGGTGGTCCGCGATGTCTGACGTAAAGACAGAAACCCGCATCTCTCTCCCTTGGCCGCCGAGCTTGAACAATATGTTCTTGAATGTGCGTGGCAAGGGCCGCGTCCGTTCCGAGAACTATCGCAAGTGGGCGACGGAAGCCGGCTGGCTACTCAAGAGCCAGAAGCCCCGCAAGTTCCACGAACCCGTCAAGGTTCGTGTCGAGCTGAACCCACCGAACGCCCGCGCCTTCGATCTGGATAACCGCAACAAGGCGCTCCTGGACCTGCTAGTTGAGCATGGCGTCATCGTTGACGACAGCAACCGGTGGGTCCGTGGCGTCAGTGTTGAGCAGGTATCGGACGGTGCCCCGTGCACAGTCATTGTGGAGGCGCTGTGATGCCCGCCCGACGCCCCATCATTACCATGGGCTACGCCAGCCAGACCGCAGCGATCATCGCCTTGCACAAGGCCGGCGCGAGCCCGTGGAACATATCGCAGGTTGTTGGTGCGCCCATCAACTCAGTTCACCGCGCACTGACCAAATACCGCCAGAGACAGAACATCGCTGCGCCTGCAAGGCAGCCTCGGCCGTATGTGCCGGCAGTCAACCAGTGCGATCCGCTCTGGGAAATGGACGAGGATGATCGACGGGACGCCATTCGCCGTAGGGCGGCAGAGGCCGCGCGAGCGACGAGGCTTGCGGCATGACTGTTATCGCCACCGCATTGAGGCACATGTTGGCAGCCGGGATGGACCATGACGCCATCGTGGCGGCTGTTGCCGATATGGAGGCGAGCGTGCCAAAGGCTGCATCGTCCGGTGCTGAGCGACAGGCTCGCTACCGGGCTCGCAAAGCGTCACAAAGTGACGGAAGTGACGTAACGAGCGTCACCGTTACGGAACAGGTTCCCCCTAAAAAAGAAACCTCCCCCACACCCCCTAAAGAAAAAACTACCCCTTCCCAGTCGGAACCTAACGGTTCCTCCAAAACCCCGCGTCAGGCGCTCGAATGCGTTCTCGACGCCAAGCATGCCTCCGACCTTCTCGACCATCGGAAGCGGATCAAAAAACCGATGACACTCCGCGCAGCCGAGTTGTTGGCCGAGCAGTTGGCCCAATGGCACGACCCCAACGAAGCTGCCGACGCCATGATCCTCAACGGCTGGCAGGGCTTCAAACCCGAATACCTCCAGAACCAACGGGCTCGCGGCTCCCCAGGCCGCCCGCCACAGCCGAAGTACGACCCCTTCAAAGCCCTTGCCGAGGAACTAAGCGATGGACAAGACCGAAGCCAAGGAAGCGACCGCCGCGATTGGGATGATGCTCAAGGCGTTCCCTTCCTCACAATCGAACATCACGGATGAAAGCGCCCGGGTTTACCTGTTCGCCGTCGAGGACTTTTCGCTCGACGCCATCAAGCGGGCCTGCCGGCTGTTCGTTCGTGGCGAAATCAAGGGCCGTAACAACGCCTTCGCCCCATCGGCACCGGAACTGGCGGACGCCTGCAAGACCGCCGAAGGCCAGATCAAGGTCGAGCATTACGAGGCCGAGCGGGTCTTTGTCGAAGCCGGTTCGCCGCTCTGGAAGCAGCTGCAAATCCATCGTGGCGACCACAGCTTGCCGACCTTCCAGCGCGACGGCAAAGACGGCTGGTTCTTCACCAAGGACGATTGCCGGCAGGCAGAAATGATCGCGCTTCCGCCGACGATCTCCGAACAGCAGATGGCCATCAACGCCACACGCGTAAAGGGCCTGATTGGCCAGGTTACGACCTTCAACAGCGCTGACGACGACAAGCACGACATGGGCCAGCGAGGTGCAGCATGAACACAACCACCGCTATGGGCGGGGAGATTTGAGATGAGCGAATTCCTGAAATGCGATGCGACGGGCTGCGATCATCTGGAGACGGTGGAGTCGATCACTGGCGACATGGTTGGAAAGCCGTGCCCGAAGTGCGGAGCCAATCTGCTGACGCAAAACGATTGGGACCACTACGAGCGGGTGTTCCGCCCCTACGTCGATACGCTCACGGAGCTGGGGCTGATCCAAGGCGCGAAGCCGGGTGATGCTGGAGTGATGCGTGTCGGCTTCCACGAGGGAGAATACACGTTTCGCCTACCTGTCTCCACTCCCCAGCCCAATGCAGATGAAGGAGACGGGAAATGACGGACGAACGCGAAGAAGGCGTAACCGAGCTTTTGAATCCGTACTACCTGTTCATCAGCGACAGGCCGGGGCTGCTGTCCCTGCTGTACGATGTGGACATGCTGCCAGAGCAGACGGTGACACGGGCAGGTGCCAGTCGACTGGCCGCGCTGTGTTCGGTGTGGAAGGCAGGCGAGGATGGCACCTTGCCCCACGTGAAGCCGCTGCACACCGCATACTAACCACCAAACTAGAGGCTGACACTATGGGGCAGACAAGCTGGTACGTGATCATCACGAATCCGAATTGTGAGCTAAAGGCGACCAATGAGCTGCGCCGGGCCGGGCTACGGGTCTATCTGCCAAAGCGGACATTCGAGCACGTCCGTAAGGGCGCAAAGACGGTCAAGAGCCGTCCTGCTTGGACTGGCTACCTGCTGGTGCGCTTTCCCGAGGCATTGCAGGAGCAGTACCGTGTCTATGTGCCAACCGATGACGGCGTGAGGGCGGAATATCGCTGGCGACCGAAGTTCGCGGTGGCTCGCGCTTGCCAGGGCGTCAAGGACTTCCTGTTGTGGATGTCGGACAGTGGTTTCAACCAGCCTGCGCCGTTCGCTGAAAGCGTTGTTCTCGCGTACATGCGTCGGCAGCGCAACCGCGATTATGACGGCGCCAAGCAAGCGCAGCAAGAGCGGGAAGGCAAGCGCGCAAACTTCCGCGTCGGCATGGATGTGCAGGTAACTGCCGGCCCGTTTGCGTCATTCATGGCTCGGATCGAAAAGACCCACGCGGACACGGCATGGATTGTCCTCAACATCTTCGGTCGTGAGACGCCAATGCGTATGGAAAACTATACCGATTCCCTTGAGCCACTTGCCAAATCACCCATTGCGGCTTAAGAAAATCTACAGGACGACTTCCCCGTGCCGTAGTTCGGGGCCTTGCTGGCGTAATTGCCGGGGGAAGCCCAGCCCAACCACAAGTTTGGCGCATTCTTTTCTGCGCCCTGAATTTGCCCGATGGGCATACGAACCTGGGTCAGGAATAATGTGGCTGAGCCACCCCAGCCCGTAAGCTGGTCCCTGATCCCGGAGCCAATTCCAGAGGTCGCCGGTTGGGGTTCGTTCCTGGCAGGCAATGTGCGCAGTCATCACTGCGAAGTCGTCGGTTGCAAACGGCGCACCCTATCCGCCCCATGGGCAACAAGATCGAGACGGCGGCGTGGATGGACACGCGTGGCCGGATGAAGTCGGAGGGTCGCGAGCCAGTTAGCCGACAGGTCGCTCGCAAAGCCGGTATCAAGCCCGGCCCGTCTCGATACCCAACATACAGTTTGACCCGGTTCCGAGGGATTGGCGGTAGCCGGTCGCGGTAATCTTGCAAGTCCGGGTCAATTCAGTTCGAGCGCGGCGACGACATCATGTCACCCCGTTAGCCAACGACGCCCGCTCGAGCCCCATAGGTTCCGCACGGCTCTGCACAGCACCCGACCCGACCTGAATTAACAGGCGGCGCCCATGGACGCATGGGATGGGGACCATCGTTTCCCAGCCCCTCCCTTAACCGGTGGGGCTTTTGCATTTGGAGAGACAGCATGAAGGCTCGTGCATCAGCTCAAAAGCTAGGTCTGGGCGAAACCACCTCAGACGGCTCCTATTTCCCCAAGGTCGACGGTAAGCCGGTGGGAGAAGATGGCCGCGCATTCTGGCCAACTCGCGCTGAAGCTCTGCGCGTTGCCAATCGCTTCCTGACCAGGCTTGTCGACCACGAAAAACAGTTCGCCGCCGCCTAACCCCATTCCCCATCCCTTGGCATAACAGCCAGGGGAGAACATGGAGAGCTTCAATGGCCCAGATCGGCAGCATCGGCATTCCATCGGCAACGCTCCACCTCCGCATCACGTATCCGACTTTCTACCACTGGCGCCTGCGCCTCGCCGTCTGGGTGATCGGCTTCGCATCGTTCGTTGCGCCCAAGCAGGTCCGCATCGTTGTCGAGACGGAAATGGCCGCTGAGTAGAACCTGTTTGCGCGTAATGCCAGTTGCCCATCGCGTGGCAGGAATGGATTTGCTCAATCCCATGCAATTCGCCGAATATTCCAAACTGAGCGCCAATCAGGCATCGCGCGCCGCGTCCAAGCTCATCGAGACAGCCGCAGTATCGGGCGCATGGATCAGCAATGATCTGCCGGAACGTCTGGCCGCACTTCGCGAGATCATGCGCAGGGACAGAAAGGCGGCGTGATGGCTGCTCTCAAGAACGCCCGGCACGAGAAGTTCGCTCAAGAGCTTGCCAAGGGTAAAAGTGCCACGGACGCGTACAAGGCTGCTGGGTACAAGCCTGACGATGGCAACGCGGCCCGCCTGACAGGAAATGACAGGATCAAGGAACGACTGGCCGAGCTGACCGAGCGCGCCGCCGACAAGGCCGTGGTCGACAAGGCATGGGTGCTGGATCGTCTTCGTCAGAACGTCGAGACCTGCATGACGATGGACTTTGTTCGGGGGCCCAATGGCCAGCCTACACCGGCCGTCACTCATAACCCAGCGGCCGCAAACAAAGCGCTCGAACTGCTCGGCAAGGAGCTCGGCATGTTCAAGGACCAGCACGAGCACACCAGCCCTGATGGCAGCATGACGCCTCCGAGCGTGATTCAGTTGATCGGGGTGCCGGCAAAACATGACAACGGCAGCGGTTCAACTTCCTGACAAGCTGGTCCCGATCTTTGCGCCACCCAGGGGCAGTGTTCAATATCGCGGGCTTCACGGCGGCCGAGGCAGCGCCAAGTCATTCACTGCGGCAAAGATGGCCGCGATCTGGGGATATGCCGAGCCGCTCCGCATTTTGGCGACACGCGAGTTTCAGGCCTCCATCAAGGAAAGCTTTCACGCCGAACTGAAATCGGCCATCGCATCTGAGCCATGGCTAGAGGCACACTATGACGTTGGGGTGGACTATCTGCGCGGCGCCAACGGAACCGAGTTCTTCTTTCGCGGCCTGCGGCACAGCACTAGCTCGATCAAGTCGCTGGCCAAGATCGACCTGACCATTGTCGAGGAGGCCGAGGACGTCCCAGAGGTTTCATGGCTAGCTCTTGAGGCCACGGTGTTCCGCCAGCCCAAGTCTGAGCTGTGGCCGATCTGGAACCCGCGCCTTGATGGCAGCCCGGTGGATCTGCGGTTCCGCAAGAACCCGCCGCCGAACGCGCTGATCACGGAGATCAACTGGAAGGACAACCCGTTCTTCCCGCCGGGCATGGAGACGCTGCGCCGCCGCGAACAGGAGCGCCTGGACCCGAACACCTATGCCCACGTCTGGGAGGGGGCATACCTCACCAATTCGGACGCACAGGTATTCGCCGGCAAGTTCCGGGTGGCCGAGTTCGAGCCAGGCGATGATTGGGACGGGCCGTATCAAGGCGGTGACTTCGGTTTCAGCCAAGATCCTACGGCAGCGGTTCGCTGCTGGGTCAAAGGCGATACCCTCTATGTCAGCCATGAGGCGGGTAGGGTGGGGCTGGAACTGGACGACACTGCGAAGTTCGTCACCACTCAGATACCGAAATTCGCCGACTATGTGACCCGCTGGGACAATGCCCGGCCAGAGAGTATCAGCCACATCAAGCGGCATGGCCTGCCAAGGTCAGAGGCCGTCGAAAAGTGGAAGGGCAGCGTAGAGGACGGCGTGGCGTTCCTGCGGTCATTCCGCGAGATCGTCGTGCATCCGCGTTGCACCGGCATTGCGCAGGAAATGCGCCTCTACAGCTACAAGATTGACCGATTGAGCGGGGACATCCTGCCGGTCATTGTCGACGCCTGGAACCACTATATCGACGCCCTGCGCTATGCCGTTGGCCCGCTCATCAAGAGACAGGGGCAGGCCATGGTATTCCTGACCAAGAGGCACCGTTCATGAATCCTCTCGCCTTGGTGGTCAACGCGGCCCGCCGCCTCGAAACCATGTTCCCGGCCTATTTCGACAATCAGGTCAAGCACAACCACTACCGGGACTTCGGCTATCCCACCAACGTCACCTTTGCCCAGCTCTACCAGATGTACAGCCGCAACGGCATTGCGCGGGCCGGCGTCGAAAAAACCATCCTCAAGACATGGCAGGATAATCCATTCCTGCTGGAGGCAGAGCGCGACGGCAGCGAGGGCGCCAAGAAGAAGGAAACCGCGCTCGAAAAGGAGATCCGTCAGCGCTTCGATGATCTGCGGTTCTGGCAGCATATGGCCGAAGCTGATCGGCGCTCACTGGTCGGCAGCTATTCCGGCCTCATCCTGCGCTTTGCAGACAGCAAGAGGTTTCAAGAGCCCGTCGATAGCGTGCCCGGCGGTTTGCTCGGGTTGGTCGAACTCATCCCGGCCTGGGAAGGGCAACTGACAGTCGCGGAGTGGAACACCGACGAGACCTCGGACGACTATGGTCAGCCGAAGATGTTTCAGTTCAACGAAGCCCAGGTTGGCGACACGACGAACAAGACACGCCAGTTCGCGCTTCACCCCGACCGCGTACTGATCTGGTCGAAGGATGGCACGGTTCATGGCCAATCTCTTCTTGAGCCGGGCTTCAACGACCTGTTGACGCTGGAGAAGATCAGCGGCGCCGGCGGCGAAGGCTTTTGGAAGAACGCCAAGTCAGCGCCGGTCCTGCAGATCGACAAGGACGCCAGCCCCGAGAACATGGCCCGCGCCATGGGCGTTCCGGTGGAAGAAATGGCCGACAAGGTCGGAGAGCAGGTCGATGACTGGCAGAAGGGCTTCGACAAGCTGCTGATGCTGCAGAGCATCGAGGCCAAGACCCTAGGCATCACTTTGCCGAGCCCGGAGCACTTCTTCTCCATCGCGCTGCAGTCGTTCGCCGCGTCAATACCGATCCCGCTCAAGATACTAGTGGGCATGCAGACTGGCGAGCGCGCCAGCACCGAAGACGCCAAGGAATGGGCGCAGACCAACATGTCCCGCCGCTCTGGTCAGGTGATACCGACAGCCATGTCGCTAGTGAAGCGCTTGGAGCAGTTCCGAATCTTGCCTGAACGCGACTGGCATCTCGATTGGACCGATCTGACCGAAAGCTCGATGGCTGAGAAGATCGAACGCGCCGTGAAAATGGCCGACGCCAACCAGAAGATGAAGGACAGCGGCGAGATCGTGTTCACGCACGAAGAGATCCGCGCCACTGTCGATTACGAACCCTTGGCCGATGCGGAAAAGTACCGCGACGAGCCCACAGGGGACGATGAAGCCGCCGCGCTTGGCAAACTGCCCGCCGCCGACCCCACCGAATAATTCGGAGACAGACCAGTGAAAACCGTCCGCATTAACGTGCGCTCGGTCATGAACGCGGCCGCCGTGCGCAAAGAGAAGCGCAACGGCCGTGATCTCGTGATCGTGCCAAGCGCTACCCTGCCAGATGATGTTGTGATGAACGGCATCAAATACCCGGCTGCCGAAATCGAGGCGTCGTTCATGACCCTCAATCGCAGCCCGGCGCCGCTTGGCCATCCCATCATCAACGGCAAGTTCGTTTCGGCCCGTGATCCCGAAGGCATCAACGTCGGGTACATCGGGGCATGGAATGAGAACGTCCGCCGCAAGGATGGCCGGGTCTACCTGGACAAGGTGATCGACGTCGAAGTTGCCAACCGCAGCGAAGGCGGCAAGGCCGTTCTCGAAGCGATCGCCAAGGGCCTGCCCATCCACACCTCCACCGGCCTTGTTGCCAAACTGGAAGCCGTCAACGGCGCCACTGATCATAAGCACCTCGCTCGCAGCATCATCTTCGACCACGACGCCATTCTTCTGAACGAGGACGGCGCGGCCACCCCTGAACAGGGCGTCGGCATGCTGGTCAATGCCGCCGGCCAGGATGAAGAAATCGAGGTCATCAATTCGGCTCTCAGCGAGGCGGATCGTGATCTGGATTGGGCAGTGGATTCACTCGCCCGAGCGCTGGAGAAGCGCGAACGAGCTCCCATGCTGGAGCGCCTGAAATCCGCGATTATCGATGCTTTCCAAGGCACCGGGCGGGAACCCTCTCTCAACACGAAGGAAAACGACATGACTGTTACGAAAGAACAGTTCGATGCGCTTTCCGCAGAGGTCAAGACCCTCTCGGAAGGCATCGGCAACACGATCACGGAAGCCGTCAACGCCGCAGTGAAGCCCCTGACCGACAACCTCGCGACCCTGCAGGCCAATCAGAAGGCCAAGGACGACGAGGAACTGGCCGGCCTGGTCAATGCCATCGTCAAGGCGAACCTGCTCGATGAGCCGGTGGCCAAGGAACTGACCCTAAACGCCGCCCGCGCGCTCGCCGCCAAGGCAAAGCCGGGCAAGGCCGCTGTGCTGAACGGCGCCGCAGCAATCACCAATGGCGCTGACGACGATTTCGCCGGCATCGACCTCAACGCTGGCATGGAGGCCAAGTAAATGGCTGGAAACGTCATCTATCGCGGCCCGGTCACTTCTGGCTGGCAGCCGCGCACCTCGAACAAGCCCGTCGCTGGCGCCTATCTTCCCGGCACGTTTGTCGAAGAAACCGCCTCGGGCCTGACCCAGCTCACCACGGCGCTGGCCAAGCTGCCCATGATCCTCGGCAATCTCGACTTCAAGGATCAGGGCATCAACACGGCGTATGCCTCTGGTGACACCGGCATCGCCTATCATCTCGAACCTGGCCAGATCTACCAGGCCCGCGTTGCTGCTGCGACCTACGCCAAGGATGCCCCGCTGACCATCGGTGCTTCCGGCCGGCTGACGGCCGCAACCGCAGCCACCCCCGTTGTTGCCTTCTTCTCGGACGTTCCCGGCTCCAAGTCGGCGGGCGATCTGGTAGATGTCATCATCGCCAATTCCTACACCGTCCCGGCCGCATAAGGAGAACCGATATGCTGCGTTTCACTACCGAACAGCAGGCGTTCATTCTCGGCAATCGCCGGGATTTCAACGCCCGCCAGACACAGCTTGCCGAACTGCATGGGTCAACCATGCTTGGCAATGCCCTGCCACTCCCCAAGGACGTTTGGGGCACTTGGGACCGCGAAGGCATTGAAGTGCAGCGCGAAGTTCTCTCGGTCTTCAACGACCTTGCGGCTTCCGTCTCCACTCCAATGCCAATCGGCAAGCTGGTGCACCACTTCCAGACCATTTCCGACAGCGGCAATGTCAACGTTTCGCTCGACGGTCGCTCGAAGGCTCGCACCGACCAGCCGGTCTATGAGTACCACGGCACGCCGCTGCCGATCCTTGACAGCACGTTCAGCTATGGCTGGCGTCAGGTGGAGGCAGCTCGCTCCGAGGGCTTCCAGCTCGACTCCGCTGGTCGCAGCAATGCCATGTTCAAGGTGGCAAACGCTCTGGAAATGCAGGCGCTCGACGGCAACGCATCCATCGTAGTGGGCGGAAACGTTCTCTACGGCCTGCGCAACCACCCCAAGCGCGCCACCCGCACCACGGGCCAGGCGCTCAATGGCGCAACCGGCGCGCAGTGGCTCGCGGAAGTCACTGCCACGATCAAGCTGCTGCATGCCAAGGGCTTCAAGGTTCCGGTCACGCTCTACGTGAACTGGTCCGACTGGTACTATGCCCAGAACACAGACTTCTCGGCATCCTACCCGAACAAGACCATTGCGCAGCGCATCCTCGAAAGCGGCGGCATTGCCCAGATCGTGCCGGCCGACAAGGTGGCAGCCAGCCAGATCATCGCTCTGGTGAAGAACCGTCGCACTGTCCAGGTGCTCAACGGCATGCCTCTGACCACCCGCGCTCAGTTCCGCGCCAATCCCGAGGACGAATACAACTTCGTCACCATGGCTGCCGCTGCCGTCGAAATCAAATTCGACGCCAACGACAACGCGGGCCTCGCGGTCTCCACCATCTGATCCTGAAACTCAGCGGGCCGGGAAACTGGCCTGCTCCATTCCCCCGAAAGGACCGGACCAATGAAACTCAAAGTGACCCAGAAAGGCGTTTTTGACGCCAAGGGCGAAGAAATCGAAGTCGGCAAGACCCTCACCGTTGATGGTGACCAAGTGCCTGCATGGCTCGTCAACAAGGCTGTGCCACTCGACGGCGAAACCGATGACGACAAGGGTTATGAAGGCATGAAGCGCGATGCGCTCGATGCTCTGGCCAAGGAACGCGGCGTCGATATCTCCGAAGCCAAGAACAAGGGCGACGTCATCGCGGCCCTTCAACTTGCTGACGAAGCGCCCAAGACCGAATAGTTTCGGAGGCCAAAATGGCAGGTTACGGCGACGATGATGCATTTGCGGGCTGGTTGACGGCGAACGGTTACTCGCTGCCGACCGGTGCCGCCGTGCCTGCTGTTCTGCGCCAGCGCGGCGCTCTGTATGTCGATGGCACCTATGGCACCCGCTTTGTCGGCGTTCGTGCCGGCGGCTATGCCCAGGAACGCGAGTGGCCCCGCAGCGGCGCTGCTGTGATGGGCGGGACGGTGCCCGATGATGTCGTGCCGCTCGCCGTCATCCACGCCAGCTATGAGGCCGCGCTTCAGGAAGCCCGCGAGCCGGAAAGCCTGTCCATCATCGGATCGGCCGCCGAGCGCGTGAAGCGCGAAAAGGTCGAGGGCGCCGTTGAGGTCGAATATCAGGCCGCATCGGCGGGTGAATTCGCCGCATCGCTGTTGCCGGTTATGACCGCAGTGGAAGGGCTGATTGCCCCGTTCCTCCGCGTCGATGTGACGGGTTCTGGCATTGGGCTTTGGAGCGTTGGCCGGTAATGGCGAAGCGCTTCGACTATGGCAAAATGCAGGGCACGGCCAAGCGCCTGCTCAATCGGTTCAACCAAGGCGTCATAGAACTGCATCGCACCACGGCCGGCACGCCCATAAACGAATGGACGCCAGGCGAGGATATCACCGTCACTTACACGCTCGACGCCACGGCCGCGGCTGTGACTGTCGATCAAGCCAATGCGAAATACATCGATGGAACGGTGATCACGACTGCCGATCTGGTGGTCACCTGCGCAGTGCCTTCCATCGTCCCGGCCATGACCGACACTCTGACAATCGACGGGGTGGCCAAGACCATCAAGAAGATCGTGCAGCTGCCATCAGCTGGGGTGCCCGTGGCCTTCAAGATATTCGTGCAGGGCTGACATGGCGAAACCATCCAATCGCAGCCGCATAGAGCAGCTGACCAAGGAATGGGAGCCGGTCGTAAAGGCGTCCTTCTTGGATGCTGTGCGAGACATCACAAAGCGCGCCGAGCTGGGGCAGATCGTCGCCCGCCTTGAGCGTGGTGACATTGCAGGCGCTATCGAAGCCGTCCATCTCGACCCTGCCACGTTTCGCACGCTGGAGGACGCGATTTCCGCAGCCTTCAAAGCAGGCGGTAATTCGCAGATCACCTCGTTGCCGAAGCTGAAGAACCCCGCAGGCGGCGAATTTGTCGTACGGTTCGACGCTCGCAACCTGCGAGCTGAACAATGGTTGCGGGAGCATAGCTCCACTCTGATCACGCGCATCGGCAACGATCAGCAAGAGTCCATCCGCCGCATCCTGACCGAAGGGATGATTGCGGGGAGGAACCCCCGCGAGACAGCACTTGAGATGATCGGGCGCGTCAACCGCGTCACTGGTCGCCGTGAGGGCGGCATCATCGGCCTTAGCAGCCCCCAGGCGGAATATGTTAGAACAGCTCGTGAGGAACTTTCGGGCGGCATACAGACCGAGTTGTCGAACTACCTTTCGCGCAAGCGCAGAGACCGTAGATTTGATAGCTACGTGAATAGAGCCCTCAAGGAGGGGACGCCGATCCCGCAGGACATCATCAACAAGATGGTGGGGCGCTACTCAGACCGTTTGCTTGAACTCAGGGCCGAGACCATCGCTCGCACAGAAACGATGGCTGCGCTCAACGAGTCCAGCCTGCATGCTATGAACCAAGCCGTAGAGAGCGGGGCGGTGAACGCCGACACAGTCACTAAGACTTGGCACACGGCTCGCGACCCTCGCGTGCGCGACAGCCACGCCGCCCAAGACCGGGAGGCGGTCGGCCTAAATGCGACATTCTCCAACGGTCTGGCCTATCCCGGTGATCCCAATGGTAGCCCGATGGAAACGGCGAACTGCCGGTGCTGGCAGGAGGTTCGTATCGACTTCACCGCTGGCCTGATCGAGGAAGAATTGGCTCTGGCAGGGCTGGCCTGATGGCACAGAAGTCATTCTCGGCAGCCGTTAGCGAATGGGTTGCTGTCTCAGAGCGCCGCATGGAAGTGGTGTTTAAGGAGTCCGCGCAGGACGTCATCTCGGAAATGCAGGAGGTCGGCCCCTCTGTCGCCAACCCCGATAGTTCTGGGACCGGCAATATGCCAGTCGATACCGGCTTCCTGCGCGCTTCGCTTCAGGCATCTATCAATACCCCAGCATCGGGGATGGAGTTCCGGGAGCCGCTATCGAAGGATGCAAAGTACGACCCGAGCCCGGTTGCCTTGGTGATAGCAGGCGCAAAGCTCGGCGATGCAATCTATGCCACCTATGCGGCTGCCTACGCTCCGCAAATGGAGGCGAAATATGGTTTTGTCAGGTTGTCGGCCCAGAACTGGCAGACCATCGTCAATAAGCGGGCGGCAATCGTAAAGCGCCGCGTTACCGCTGCTCTGGCTGCGGCTCAGGCTCGTCAGTAGCTTCTTGGCTGAGTAGTGCCAGCTTGAATGCCAGCAGCACCTGCCTTGCACCGCGCAGCGCATTATCGGCCAGCGGCGTCGTGCCGGAAGCATCGCCAAGCGCATCGAGCGCCACGCCCAGGCGGGCTTCGGCTTGCTGCTCAGTGATGGGTTTATCGTCGGCCATACGGGAGTTCTAGCGCATGCCGTCGATTGAAACCAGCATCTGGCTCGCACTCAAGGCCCGTGTATCCACGCTGGTGCTGAGCCCCGCGCTGCAGGTCGCGTACCCCAAGGAGGCCTTCACGCCGCCTCAGTCGGGCAACCCGGTAAAGCTCCAGCCGTATCTCGAAATCCGGCATCTGCCCAATGCCAACCAGCGGGCTTTCATCGGCCACGACGAGCCGCACATATGGCGCGGCATCCTGCAGGTCACGCTGAAATACCCGGTGGCAACTGCAAGCACACAGATCGGCATAGCCGAGGCCACGCAGCAGGAAATCGCCGGCCAGATCGCGGCGCACTTCCCGGCCGGGCTACAGATGCCTCATAGCATCCTCACCGCTCACGTGGAGAAGGCGCCTGATGTGGCGCAGTCCTTCCGCGACGGTGCCGACCCTTACTGGCAGACGCCAGTTTCCATTCGCTACTGGTGCGAAGCCTAAACCAGCCTCAACCTCTCAGGAGACTACTATGAGCCAGTCCTTCCCGGTCGCAGGCCGGAAAATCTATATGCATGCCGATGTGCTTGTGCCGCCCACCGATGGGCTGTTCGACGCCGCCGACTTCCCCGCTCTGACGGACGAGGACTGGGGCGCCATCGGCAAGTGGAAAACGATGGGCACGCTCGGCGGCGAGCAGGCCACCATCACGAGCACCTATATCAACGAAGAATATGACGACGTGCAGATGGGGACCAAGAACCCAGGCGTCATGTCCAACACCTTCGGCGTGGTCCCTGCCGATCCCGGCCAGATCGCGCTTTACGCAGCAGCTGGCGATCGCCGTCTGCGGGCGTTCCTGGTGGAATTCCCAGACGCGCCTGTCGGCGTGGCGGCCCATGGCACAATTCGCTTGTTTGCGGCCTATGTGAAGGAGCCCGTCGAGCAGGGCGGGGAGGCCAATACTCCCGGCGACATGAGTGTCGAATTCGTCAAGTTCAAGAACACCGTGCGCGTGCCGGCCGCAGCTACTGGCGGGCCCGTTGCGGCTGGATCGGGGACTTAAGTCGCATGGACATTTCCAACCTCAAGCGTTCCATTGCCGTTGTCGAGTCCGGGGACTGGGTCGACGGCATCCCGCAGATGGGTGAACTGCGACTTCGCGTGAAAGGGCTTAACAGCGCCCAGTACAAAGCGATCTTCTCCCGCAAGCAGCGCGCCGTTCCCAAGGATCAGCGAGAGCGCGACGGATCGGTCAAGGACGATGTGCTGCACGTCATCCGTGGCGAGGCACTGCACGAAGCCATCCTGCTTGATTGGGACGGCCTCACTAGCGCGGGCGCTCCTGTGCCGTTCGATTCCGACCAAGCCCTGATCTGGCTTACCGATCCCGAGTTTGAAGATTTCCAGTTCGCCGTGCTGTACGCTGCTGGCGTGGTCGGCAAGGACCGCGAAGTCACCGGGTCCGCACTCGCAAAAAACTCCAAAGCGCCGTCCGCTGGCAAATAGCGTACGGCGCCGCCTATGCGGAGGCCGCCGAGGCGGGGGAGGACATTCCCCCGGACATGTGGCCTCCCGATATGCTCCCTGGCGCTGACGAGTATCTATCAGCGTTCTGGGAGCTATCCACAGACCGTCAGATCGGTATGCAGGCCGGGCCAATACCGTTTTCAGCAATCGATCGATGGGCAGAGCGAGCTGGCATCCGCGATGCTGAGGAATACGCCAGCCTCACCGAGTGCATTAGGGCGATGGATGCCGAATGGATGGGGCAGGGCACAGCGCCCGAACCAAGGGCACCAAAGACGAGCCCTCGGTTGATGTCCCCGGAACTATTCGATGCACTGTTCTAGCGGAGGGCGGTTTCCGTCTCAGGGATCGGATAAAGGCCGCTGGCGAGAATGGCACGATAGCCCGGGCGTCCGGTCAACTCAGCCTCACTGGCCAAGGGAACGTCGAGCGCCCATTCGCCGTCACTCATGCGATACTTGCATTCGTAATGCACTGAATGGGGACGGGCTCCGGGAACGCCCCATTCTGCATCGATAGCGGCACCCTGGCCGGCCACCGAGGCAGATAGCCGCCGATAGACATTTTTCTCGATCTCGTACTCGGGCTGCATCAAGAGTTCGCAAACGGTGACGGCCGGGTCATCGAACTGTTGCGCGCTCGCCCAGGCGGTCGCTACCAAAACCAAAAGAAAAGCCAACAAAGCCCGCATCGTCACCTCCACCAGAGGCGGCGAAAACTATGTCATGCCACAAGGAAACGCAAATGACCGATATTGCCAGCCTTGGGCTAGAAATCCGTTCTGACGGCGTAGTCGTGGCGACAGACCGTCTGGGCAAGTTCCGCCACGAAGCCGGGCTGGCTGAATCGGCCGCTGGCAGCCTGAAGCGGCTTGCAACGATGGGCCTTGCGGCTGTTGCCGCCGGCTTTGCTGCATTTGGAATCGGCATCCACGGCGCGGTGAAGCGCATGGAGGAAATGCGTAAGCTGACGGCCCAGGTCGATCAAGCGCTCAAGAATAGCGGAAACAGCGCGCGCACGTCCGCCGGTGAAATAGAGGCGTGGGCGGATAAGCTCGAAGCTCGCACGGGCCGCGCTGCCGAAGAGATCATGAGCGTATCGGCAAACCTTGCATCTTTCGGTTTTAGCCGACAGGCGTTCTTTCGATCGCTCGCACTCGCTGACGACATGTCGGCCGCATGGGGCGGCGACCTAAAACAGAATTTGGAAGGTCTCGCACGCGCTCTTGCTGAGCCCGAAAAGGGCTTGGCGATGCTCACCAAGCGCGGGATCACCTTCACCGAAGAGCAGAAGAAGATGATTGCCGGGTTCATCCAGGCGAATGATCTAGCCGGCGCACAGGGCGTCGTATTTGACGCGCTGGAAGCTCAGGTGGCAGGCGTCGCGGAAGCCGGGTTTAACGGTCTTGAGCGCGCCATGCGCAGGGCGTCAAAAGCATGGGAAGATGCTTTTGAGGATTTGGTGCGAGGGGACGGCAAGGCAGGCGATCTGCGCGACACACTCGTCACTCTTGCGGAAACGGTTTCGTCACCCGAGTTCATTTCGGCGGTCATGGGCTTTGGCGGTTTCATCGTGCAGGCGGTCGATCTGGCAGCGAAGGCGATCATTGCCCTTTGGGGGAAGATCCAAGAGTTCCTAAACTGGCTCAGTGCGCGTCAGCCGGCAAATATGGCGCAAGATGATATCGCCTCGCAGTTGGCCACAGAGCGCGCCAACCTCGCCAAGGCGCTGGCGCCCGGAAACGGGATGGGCGGCGTATTCGGCGATGCAACGCCTCGCATGATCCTGGGCCTGAAGGACCGAATAGCCGCGTTGGAATCGGAGGTTGCCAAGCGCACCGACCCGACCAAGGTTGACGTGAATGGCATCGTTGGCGGCTTGGGACAAACTCACGATAGCCCTGAAGCTATGTGGCGCGCTCTCTCGCCCGGTACGATGGGCGGCCAAGATGTCTTCAACCCCTACGAGGGAATGAACCTGGGCGGTTCTAGCGACAAGGCTGCGGAAAAGGCCCGCAAGGCCTATGCGGACCTTACCCGCGGCGCCCAAGAGTTCATCGCAGCGCAAGGCTTGGAGGCCCAAGCTCTCGGAATGACCGAGCAGGCCGCCAATCGCCTCCGCTACGAGCAGGAGCTTCTGAACAAGGCGGCCAACGACAACATCAAGCTCAGCCCGACGCAGCGGCAGGAGCTGTCTGCGCTGGCCGAGGAAATGGCCGCAGTGGAGGAACGCACGCGCTCCCTTACCGAATGGTACAACATCGGCAAGAGCGCGTTCGGCTCCTTCATGTCGGACTTCAAGCGCGATCTGATGAGCGGGACGAGCCTGTGGGAGAGCTTCGGCAACGCTGCAGGCAAGGCGCTCGACTCCATCGCTGACCGCGCCATGGCGATGGCTGCAAACGGCCTTTTCGATATGATCTTCGGCGCTGTGATGGGCGGGATCAGTGGGGGCATGGGTGGTGGAGGCTGGGGCGTTGCCGGCGGCTTCGGGCGCCCTGGCATCTTCGGCATTCCCGGCATGGCCGATGGCGGCACTGTCGGTCGTGGTGGCTTGTCTTGGGTAGGCGAACGTGGCCCCGAGCTGCTTCGCCTGCCCACAGGCGCCCAGGTCATCCCGAACGGCCCGTCGATGGCCATGGCGGCGAATAGCAACGGCGGCGGTGACATCTACATCACCAACCAGATCAACGTCCCTCCCGGCACAAGCCCTGAGACTGCGCCTGCAATCGCTCGTGAGGTCGCCAAGGAACTGCGCAAGCAGCTACCCGACGCGATGAACGCCCGTGATCGTAATCCGCTTCGGAGGGCTGGCTGATGGCCCTCGCCACCACGCTCTCGGTTGCGGACTTCTACGACCGCTTTAGGGTGCAGGATGTTTCGTTCGTGCAGGGCTTCCAGCAGCAGCGCTCCCTGACCGGTGGCGGGGAAACTCGCTATGCCGACCGAGCGCCGTCACTTTGGAAGGCTGAAATCACCACCATCCCGATGCTCAACGCC